CGTTTGAGCCGACATTTAGAAACCTGGTTTTGAATCAGCGTGTGGAAATGGTCGCACCTTTCATCTCGCGTGGGGTTTGGCTTTTGAACAGTCAAGATCCTGACGAATCGGCGTTTTACGATGGCGAAGTGGTGCTTGGAATCGACTTGTCAGGGCGAAATGACCTGACAGCAATGGTTTTATTGGCCGAAAGTGGGGGCAAATACCATGTGAAACCCTACTTTTGGACACCCGAAAAGGGTCTGAAAGAGCGTGCCAAGCGTGATCGGTCGCCTTATGACGTCTGGGTGAGTCAAGGTTTCATGCGAACAACCCCTGGCGCATCGGTCGATTATTCGTTTGTCGCCCGTGAAATGAGCGAAATTCTGGCCGATTTCAGCGTAAAAAAAGCCAATTTTGACCGATGGCGTTTTGATTTACTGAAAAAAGAGTTTGAAAATATAGGTTTTGACATACCATTGGAGCCATTCGGTCAGGGCTTCAAGGACATGGCTCCGGCTGTGGACCAACTTGAAACTTTGCTTTTGAATGAACAAGTGGCGCATGGTGGCCATCCTGTTTTGACGATGTGCATGGCCAATGCTCGGATCGAGCGTGACGCTGCTGGAAACAGAAAACTGAACAAGGCAAAAGCCACAGGTAGAATTGACGGGGCGGTGGCACTTGCGATGGCGATTGCTGCGGCAATGGCCAACAACGACGAGGACGAGGGCGATTTTGACGATTTCCTGAGTTCACCCCTGGCAATTAAATACGGCTGAAGACATGGGCACAATCTATCAATCACTGCGGCGCTGGTTTGGCAATGTCGGATCAACTGGGCAGCAAGAGGGCATCCAGTTCGGAGAGCCTTTTACCCGTGTTTACGACAACAACAAAGACTACGGCATCGATGGCGCATTGCAGGTCAGCGCGGTCTGGGCTGCTGTTGAGTTGCTGACCGACAACATCGCGTCTTTGCCGCTGTTTGTCTACAGACGGGCCAACGATACCCAGGGCAACAAGACCCTGGCACGCGACACACCACTTTGGACCCTGCTGCACGACAGCCCGAATCGTCGCCACACCCCGATGGAGTTTTGGCAATATGCCTGCATGAATTTTTTGCTGCGCGGAAATGCCTATGCCAGACTGGTGCGCAACAGCGCAGGCGAAGTGATCGAGATGTGGCCTCTGTCTGCCGATCAAGTCGAGATCGAGGTGTTGACAGATCGGTCATTGATTTATAAATACAGCTATGAAGGCCAAATTGCAATCTACGATGAATCGAGCATTTGGCACTGGCGCGATAAGGGCAACGGTGTCATCGGCATGTCGCGCCTTGATTACATGCGCAATTCTGTCGGCGTGGCTATCGACGCACAAAACCACAGTTCTAACGTTTTCCGCAAATCTGCAAAGCGCCCTGGCGTTTTCATGATCGACAAGGTGCTCAAAGAAGAGCAGCGCGATGCGATCCGCAAGAACTATCGTGGCCTGGTCGAAGGCAATGACGATGATCTGCTGGTGCTGGAGGCTGGCGCTAAGTTCGAGCCATTGAGCATGTCGCCTGCTGACCTGCAATTGCTGGACACCCGAAAATTCTCTGTCGAGGACATCGCCCGGTGGTTTGGCATTTCGTCTGTGTTGATTAACGACACAGCCAAGACCACCACCTGGGGAACTGGTATCAGCCAACTGATCGAGGGCTTCTACAAATTCAAACTGCGGCCAATGCTTGAGGGCTTGGAACAGTCGCTGGATCGCAGGGTGCTGACAGCCAACCAGCGCCAACTATACACAGTCGAGTTTTCACTGGATGCCATCTTGCGTGGATCTTTGGCAGATCGCCTCGATGCTGGCTCCAAGGCCGTTCAGAATGGTCTGATGACCCGCAACGAGTGGCGGCAACTTGAGAACATGCCGAGGATTGATGGGGCAGACGAATTGACAGCCCAAGTCAACCTTGCACCTTTGACCTCATTGGGCGCAGCCGCTGCGCCGACACAAGGGTAAGCCATGCCAGTGCCTACACAAGCAATGGCAGACGAGGCACAGCGTGGTCTTGACTGGCGTGCAGAGTTTGGGCGTGGCGGCACTGAGGTCGGCGTGGCCAGGGCGCGTGATATTTCAAACAAAAAAGACCTCAGTAATGACACAATCGGACGCATGGTGTCCTATTTTGCGCGGCATGAGGTGGACAAGGACGCACAGGGCTTTCGCCCAGGCGAGGATGGCTATCCAAGCGCAGGCCGCATTGCATGGGCTTTGTGGGGTGGTGATCCAGGGAAATCCTGGGCAGACAAAGAATGGGCGAAAATTCAGGGCAAAGGAGCCGAAAAAATGATGATGAAGAAAAATCTTGTTTTGGATGATGTGGGTCTGAAGTTCGCCAAGAACGACACAGGCGCATTCAGTGGTTATGCCTCAGTTTTTGGCGGCGTGGACAGCTATCGAGACACCATCATGCCTGGCGCTTACAAGTCGGTCATTGATCGCATCAAGGCTGGTTCTGCCCGTATGCCCAAAATGTTTATAAACCACAAGTCATATGAGTTGCCAGTCGGCAAGTGGCTCAGTATGGAAGAGGACGACAAAGGCCTGTTCATGTTTGGCGAATTGACTCCAGGCATGGACGAGGCCAAGACAGTCAAAGCGGCAATGCAGCATGGCACGATTGATGGCTTGAGCATTGGTTATGGCCTCAACAATGATGATGTCGAATATGAAGAAGAAGAATATGGCCGAGTTCGCATCATCAAGAACGTGAGCGAACTTTACGAGATTTCAATTGTGACTTACCCGGCAGACGATGCGGCCAGGGTAGATCTTTCCAGCGTCAAAAGCGTACTGGATCAGGTCGAGTCAATCAAGGATTTTGAGGATTTTCTGCGTGAGGCAGGAGGTTTCTCGAAATCGCTGGCAACGGCAACGGCAAGCCGAGCCAAGCGACTTTTCTCTCAGAGCGAGTCTGAGAAATCAAAACTGCCTGACGAATTGCAGCGAATCATCGCTGCGAACCTTCAAAACTCTCGGACTCTTTAAAGGAAATTACCATGTCTGACATTCAAGAAATCAAAGCCCTGGCCGAAACCCAAGGCACACTGTTGGCCACCACCAAGGAACTCAAGTCCTGGATGGAAAAAGCCAATGGCGAAATCGCTGCTGTGAAAAGCGTCGAAGGCGAAACAAAATCCGCTATGGAAAAACTGTCGGCCAAGGCTGGCGAGTTGACCGAAAAGTGCTTGGAACTTGAGCGCAAATTGTCTGCTGGCGCTGAAGATCGCCAGAAGGAAATCGAGACTGTCGGCGCAATGCTGGTCAAGTCTGATGCCTTCCAGTCGATGGCCCAAGGCCGCAGCAAGTTTGCCCGTGTCGAAGTCAAGACAGCCATCGTCAACGCTACAGGTCAAAACCAGCCTCTGGTCGCTGACATGCGCGTGCCTGGCATCATCAGCACGCCAAACCGCGTTTTGACCATTCGTGATGTTTTGCCTACTGGCCGCACATCGAGCAACCTGGTGCAATACACACGCGAAAACGTGTTCACCAACAACGCTGGTGCTCAGTATGTTTCGCCTGCCCGTGAGAATGTTACCAAGCCAGAATCTGGCATCACCTTCACACTGAACAATGCACCAGTGGTCACCCTGGCCCACTTCATTCCTGTTTCGCGTCAAGTGCTGGACGATGCCCCTCAGTTGGAGAGCTACGTCAACAGTCGCCTGACCTACGGTCTGAAGTTGGAAGAGGAAGACCAACTGTTGAACGGTTCTGGCACAAGCGGCAACATCTCCGGCATCTTGACATCTGGCAACTTCACGGCTTACAACCGTGCAGCTACTGGCGACACCAAGCTGGACGCACTGCGCAAGGCCATCACCCAGGCAGCACTGTCTGAGTACACAGCCGACACAGTGGTTTTGAACCCTGCCGATTGGGAAGCAATCGAATTGCTGAAGGCTTCTGATGGTCAATACATCATGGCCAACCCAATGGACTTGGCTGGTCCCCGTATCTGGGGCAAGCGCGTGGTTGCTACCAACTCCATTGCATCCGGCACATTCTTGGTCGGTGCAATGACTCTGGGCGCACAGATCTGGGATCGCATGGATGCTGCTGTTCAAATCTCTTACGAAGATGGCGACAACTTCAAGAAGAACATGGCAACCCTGTTGGCCGAAGAGCGTTTGGCTCTGACCGTGTATCGCCCAAGCGCGTTCATCAAAGGCACATTCGCCTAATACGAGGAAAACCCCATGCCCAAGCCGATTGCAAACGAGTCAGAAAACGAGTTTGTGGCCAGGTGCATGGGGGATTCTGAGGCACGAAAAGATTTCCCAAACGCGCAACAGAGGGTTGCTTTTTGTTACAGCGTTTGGGAATCTGAGACAGAAAAACCATCCCGCGAAGAAGGTCAAAATGGAAAAAGTTGAGGTGGTGGCGACGAGCCACTTTACAGATTCAAGGATCGGCAGCATCACGCGCAAACAGCGGATCTTTATCCCTGTTCAGATTGCCGAGGATCTGCACAGCATTGGTATGGTCGAATACCCAAAGACACAAGCAACCCGGCAAAGAAACCCACAGACCGGACTGCTGGCCGCTGGTGGGGCCGAGTTGCTTGCATCATCGCCAGCGGTCCAAGCCTTACAGCCGAAGACTGTGATTCGGTTTCAAGGACAGGATGGGCAAGCATTGCCATCAATGACACATACAGACGCGCAGGCTTTGCCGATGTCCTCTATGCCTGCGATTTCCAATGGTGGCGAGTCCATGCCGAAAAAGCGCGGTCGGCCTTCAAAGGCGAATGCTGGACCCAAGACGATCAAGCCCAGCGAAAATACGGCATCCACCGTATAGGCTCAGAAAACCTGCCTGGGCTTGGCCGTTATGACATCATTCACCAGGGCGGCAATTCGGGTTATCAGGCCATCAATCTGGCTTATCTTTGGGGCGCTCAAACGATCATTCTTTTGGGTCTTGATTGCAGCCCAGCGCCTGATGGAAAGGCTCACTGGTTCGGACAGCACGGGGCAGGACTTACGCAGCAACAGCCTTATGACATTTGGCAGGCCAGATTCCCGCAGCTTGCCAAAGACCTCAAGGACGATGGCGTGCGCGTCATCAATTGCAGCAGACAAACGGCGCTCACTTGTTTCGAGCGCATGACCCTGGAAGACGCAATAAATGAATTTGCCATTAAATAGCGTGCGCGGCCAGATCCGGCACTTCATCGAGCGCCATGC